GTCGAACGTCAAAAACGCGCCCGCGTCGTCCGCCGGCACGCACATGTACTCCTGCATGAAAATTTCCTGGCTGGCGCACCCCGATCGGATGAAATCGAAATAGGCCGCCTCGTCCATCGCCAGGATGGGGTCGCCGTCCGGCAGACCCTGCTGGAGCTTGTACAAAAAGCCCTGATCCAGCGCTGTCTCCAGTGTCACCGTGTGCAGCGAAAAGCGTTTCGGATTACCCTTGTGCTTGATCTCCTGCACCAGTTCATTGAAAAAATTTGCGCTGCCGCGATGCGTGGAGATGATCTCCATCTGCCCGCCCCAGGTGATGCCCGGGTAGGCGATGGTGTAAAGCTTGCGCGGATCTCCGTGCAGCGCAAATTCATCGAGCACGCGCCCGCCGCGCTTGCCCGCCTGGGCGTCAGGGTTGGATGACATGGAATGAATGCGCTTGCCGTTGGCAAACTGCAGCACATAAGCCGACATGCGCTCCTTCTCATCGATCGCCACCAGCCCCAGATCCTGTATGCCCGCATTGAGCATCGCGCCGAACTTCTTGCAATCTTCGATGAACAACCGGGCCTGAATTTCGTCCCGGCTCGACACCCACTGGTCAAAGCGCGCTTCCTTGGCCGCCGTTCTCTCCACGGTCGCATCGGCCGTGGCCCATGAGATGCCGATCTGGCGCGATTTCTCCATGAGTTTTAAGCGGCTTTGATCATCGATCCAGGCGTCCTGGTAATCCAGGAACAGCCGGTCCGGATCATTGGGCTTTATCTTGGCGTTGCCGGATGCCATCACAAAAAGCGCTTTCTGAATTCTTTGATCGTTTTAGCGTCTGCGATGTGCGACAGCGTATCCACCGCGTTCTTCTTGGCCGCCTCGCGCTCCTGGGTGCGGATCTGCTCTTCTCTTTTAACGTTCTCGCTGCTGGCCTTTTCCAGCCGCTGCATTGTCAGCGCCAGCCCCTTGAGCATGTCGACCACCGCCGGGGCATTGTCGCCGTCGAGCTGGCCCTCCTGCAGCACCAGGGCCATGTCGAAAGACAGGGTGCGCAAAATCTCGTTGACCAGATGCCCCACCTGCCCCTGCGGCGCGGCGCCCAACTTGGCGATCCACATCTGGGCCATCTCGCGCGACTCTTTCAGGCGCGTGCCGATTTTATCCATGCGCAGCTTGTAGCGGTTGACCGAAGATTTACTCAGCCGCTCCGGGTGATCGGTCTCATCCAGGATCGCGTTGATGCGCGCCGTCGCCTCCAACTGTGTCACGCGCGGATCGCGCAGCAGCGATTGGAGCTGCTCGCGGATATCCTCCGGCAGACGGTCGATGGAAGACTGCTGGTCTTTGGTGCGCTGCTCGCTCATCAATCCTCCGGGCCGGGGCGCTTTACGCCCGGCACCTGCACGCAACCGGTGGCGGTGTCGGCGCCGCGCACCGTCAGCTTGGCCACCCACACAGGCCCGGCATCCTCGACGGTGACCAGGCCTTGCTCCTTGAGCCAGGCGATCTCCGTGCGCAGCCGGTCGCGCCCCACCGTGTGGCCCGTCAAGCGCAGCACTTCGCGGATGATCGCCTCATTGTGCGAATAGTCCGCATCCTGATTTAGAGCCCGCAATATCTGCAAACGGATATCGGCGGTGATCAATTCGGCGTAATTCATGATGCGTCGCTTCCCTTTTTCTGGCTCAGTAGAAACTGATGGATCATGGCCACGCTCTTGCCGATGCCCTTTAGCTCGCCGCGTGCCTCAGACACCTGCTCGCGCATCGTATCCATGCGCTTGTGCAAATTGCCGATGTCGGTGTGATTGGGCATGCAGCGCACGGTTTCTTCCACACGCGACAGTCGGCTGGAGTGCTCACCGATGCGCTTGTCTGTCGCGGTCTGATACTGGATCAGCTCCGCGGCCTTGGCGCGATTGCGGTTTGAAACGAACACATAGACGCCCAGGCCGGTGGTGATGGCGAAATAGATCACGTTCAACAAAATCTGCCAAAAGAAGTAATCCGGCGGCGCCGTCATCTATACCGCATCCGTTCCAGTTGGGTTTTACACGCCACGCACAGCGCACATTTCATGCCCATTTTCTCCACCGCCGCCCTGCGCTCATCCGGTATTGGCTCGCCGCAGTCTTCACATCGGTCCCGGTTTGCGCCAGCGCAATTCATAGCCGCCGCGCGCCGGCGCTGGTTGTCCATATTTGCTGCAAAGTAAGTCTCCGCGCTGGCGGTCCCGTATTCCACGTCGTCCATGATTCAACTCGACCGCGCATCCCCGGCACTCGACACCGTATAAAGCAGGCCCACCTTTTGCTCGCGCACGGCGCGCTCGATGCGCGCGGCGATAAAAGCGTTCAGGTCGGCCACGCCAGTGGCGGCGATGTCGAGCACGCCCGCGGCCATGCGCTGCTTGATGCGCGCCAGCGCCAGTGCCTTCAGGTCGGATGCCTCGTCCGCATCGATATGCCCGTCCGCCGCGGCCTTGCGCAGCCCGTCAACCACGGTCTGGTTCAGCTCGGCCACAGTGGTTTCGGTCATGGCGCAGATACGGGCGATCGCATTGTTGACCGCCTCGGAATCGGTCTTGCGTTTGACGTAGCGCGTCAGTTCGGCCAGCGCCCAGGACACCAGGGCCAGCAGCAAGCCGCCGGCGGCCGGGACCAGGATCGTGACCGCCTCGTTTAGAAATTGGTCCATCGTGTCTTTTCTCCTTGGGTGCCGCTGCTACGCGCCCGCGTTGTCATCGAAATACTGCGCCGCCGGACGAAGCCCTTTTTCCTTCAGGGCCTTTATGTCCTCCAGCGTGACCCCTTCGGCCTCCAGCGTCTGGATCAGCTTGATCGCCGCCGGCACGCCGTAGCGGACAATAAGATCTGCGATCGCCACAATGGCCACAGCCTTGTCCATGCATCTTCTCCTTTACTTGGCCAGCGCCCGTATCAAATAAGGCCGCGCCAGGGCGGAAAACTCGCCATAGGCGGCTTCGAACAGCACAAGCTGCGTGTCCAGGCCCGCTCGATCGGCAAGCGCCGCATCCGCCGTTGCATACACGTACAGTGCGTCGACAGCCGATTGCCAGCTCACCCGAAACTTATCGCCGGCCGCGATGATCCTTGCCTTCTGGGCATCGTCGATTACCCCCATCCGATACAGGTCCGCCGCGGCCGTCAACGTTTCGTCGTAAAGGATCTTCGCCGCTTTAAGCGTCTTGTAGGAAGTGGTGACGTAGTCTTCTGCCGTGCCCGGCCTTGACAAACCCGCGCACCCGGCCGCGATAAGCATCGTCAATGCCGCCGCCAAGATGATGTGCAAACACGAATGCTTCATAAAGACGTTGCTCCTTTTACACCGTCAACAAGTCGGTCCGGAATTGCGGCAGGTTAAACCGTTTTCCCGGACAGCTGCGCCCGTCGCGGGCCACCTCGCCGTGCCCGTAGATGCGCCCCAGGCTGATGCTGAAAACCTTCATCAGCGAGCGCACCAGGCTCAGCCCAATGGCCAGCTGGTCGCGCGAGGGTGGCGCCAGATCGAAATCGCCGATGAAGCAAATGCCGATCGCGCGTCGATTCATGCCCTGTGCCGGGCAATGCGCGCCGGGCTCGGTGAGCATGCGCCCGTTTAAAATCTCGTAACGATCGTTGATTAATTCGATGCCGTAGTGATAGCCGATGTCCGACCAGGGTCGCTCGACTGGGGCGCCCTGGTCGATCAGCGCCGGCACCTGGAATGGATCGATGATGTGGCCCTCGCAGCGGTACGAGGTGTGATATTTGCGGATGGCGGGCCAGGAGACGCAAGCTCCGTCTTTGGTCAATGAGTGATGCAGCACAATGGCATCCGGTCGCATGGGGCGTCTCCAGCTTCAGGTTCCGTTTGGTGCGCCGAAGGGCTGCCGCCCGGCCTGGCGGCAACCCCCTGGCAATGTCTCTCTGGCCCGTCAAGAGCACACTACTGCGCACGGCGCGGAAAAAGCTACCGAAGAACTACAGGATTTTACTTCTCGTCAGGGATTTGAAACTCAGGCAGGATAACAGGTGGGAGGCTAAAACAATTTCGCTTGTTTGTAAACATCTTCTCGCTCGTCGGCCCTATCGCCCGACGTCGTCTCGCCGGACACGATCGCGCGGATCCAGCGCACCGTCAAGCCGTGCTGGATAGCCAGATCGCGGTAGTTGCGCCCGGTAAACGCGGCCCGGATGGCCCGGTCGCGCGCCGCCACCGCCAGCCGCTCGGGCCGCGGGATATAGATGCGTTCCCCGCCCATCCGCGCCGATAAGGCCAGCAGGGCGTCAAGCCCGATGACCTCGGCGATCTGCCGGCACTCGTCCGGCAAATCGTCGATTTGGATATGGTCTATGGGTTGGGGCATCTGCTTTTATACTCCTGTGTCATTGCGGACTATCGAAGGTCAGCATTTTAAAACCATTGCCGCTAATCAACTCATATAGGGTTTCCCCTGCATTATTCTGAGCATACGGAAGAAAAACCTCTTTAATGTCGGCCATTTCAGCCTCAACAATCGCCAGTTGCGCTTCAATCCAATCTTTTAGGATGCGCCATGCAACACGGGCGGCTTGGTCCCTGGTTTTTAATCCCTTGGAAATGTTGCGATCATTGCAGATGGCCCTATAGACCCCATCAATGTTGGCTGGTAGGCGAAAGGAAATCGGGCCTTGAGGTGTCATTATCCGAAACGACATCGCACACATAACCCCATTCTGGTCATACTCACAAAGAACGGCCTGCGCTTTTGCATCGGCAAGTTTACGTTGGATCTCTGACGCGGTTTTCTCGGTCTTTATCTGCGTCGTGTAATTCAAGATCCCCATTTTTCCTCCTTGGGCTCGAATGCCCTATCACTTCGAATCGATAATCCTATCCACATCCTCCAGATGAAGCCAGCCGATAACCCTGCAGCCGACCGGCGTGGCGTCGGCATTGTTCCATCCATCCGTGTCCAGAAAACCGGGCCACACCGGGTATTCTTCATCGTCGATGCGCATCATCACCAGCGTATCCGCATCGGGTGGATTCATTTCAGGATCGTTCCATCCTTTTATTTTCATCGAAACCTCTTCTCTTTCGGTAAAATGATACGGCCGTTTTCGACAACAAAGTCGATTTCACCGCCGAAACGGTGCACCTCACGAACTGTCTTTTCAGAGCAGTGATAAACAGTGAACCGCCCCGAAGCTAACAGGTCGTCTTTGTCTTCTACCTCTTTTCGGCCTTCCGATGTCATCACCCATTGCACCGCATCCTCAACGGCTTCCTTTTCCGTTGCGCCCAAACCCCATATAATAGGGTCCTCGACCAGCCCCTTTAGCATCTTGTGCCAGCGTTTGGGCCGCATCTCCACCACGACGAATCCGCCCTTTATTTGCGCCGGCGGTCCGTCGATCAGGTTGCCTATTGAATGAACTCTTAACGGCTGGCGCAAAGCGGCGTCATTATCACCGAAAAGATTTAATTGAATCGGAACCGGCATTCATTTCCCCCCGCACTATATTTTCTTCCCGACTGCGCCGATGGACTTGCGCAGTTTTGCAAAATCTTCCGGCGCCGGACGCCATTGCGGCTCCTCCTGCCGCTCGGCCTGACCGGCGCGCTCGGCCGCATTGTGCCGCACCTCGCTGGCCCGGTCCGTATCGTCGGCCACATCGTAGGCGATCGCGTGCAGATAGCCGTGCGACGTCAACGGCAGCCGCTTGGGAGGGCGCTGGATCAGCTGCTCCATGGCCTGGCCCCAGGCATGCGCGCTGTTGGGCCGGGCGGGCTTGCGGTCCCATTGGATCTGGGCATCGATCACCAGCGCCCGCAGCTCGGACAAAAGCCGCAGCGCCTTTCCCCATTGCAGGCCCCGTCCAGACAGGGGCCGGAAAAGCGAAAGGTACGCCACGGCCCGGCGGCTGACCTCGGTGGGCAGCTCGGCCACGATCAACAGGCACTGGCGCGCCTGCGCGTCGTTGCTCCAGGCCTCGGCGCTGTGCACCGCGCCGCACGATGGGCAGATCAGCTTCACTGCACGGCTCCTTTGGTATCTTCGAGCACTTCGATCTGCACCCTGACCACGCGATCGCCGTTTCGGCGGCACTCATCCCAGGACACCCCCTGCCGGTCGCTGTGATCTTTTATGGCGCAGGTGCGCCGGTCCGTAATCGAATCAAAGTAAATTCCGCAGCGCGCATTCCATACCGCCCAGGCGCTTTCCGATGTTGCAGCCGCCATCTTTTATGCCTCCCTGATTTGGCGCCGGCCGACAAACCGGCGGTAATCGCACATTTGATCAGGCACGCTGTGCGTCATGCCCCCGATCGATGCCACATAAGCCGTGCGCTTTTCGCAATCCATGCATTTGCGCTGCCGTTTCTTATCCTTGCCGAGCCTATGCACCCGGCACGTGAAACAAGGATTTTGCCCCAGGTTTCTCATCTCTTTTTACGCCTTTCGATTTTCTTCGGTCAGACGTTTGCACAGGCGCACATATTTTTGCGGCAGATGCATCACCGTCACCAATCGTTCGCCATCGAACAGGTAGATATTGCTGTAGTAGATTTTGAAAGCGGTGATGCCCGATTCGTACAGCAGACGGCTTCTCAGCGCCACGCTGTCCACATATCGCTTCAAAGATCCGGTCAACCGCTCATGGCCGATCCCGTGGGTGAAAGCCAACTCGGCCGCCCGCTGATAGGCCTTGTGCACCCGTTGCTTGACGCGCTTTTTTGCATGCCGGGTGACAAACGGGCTCATCGGGGCCCCCTGTCGCGTCCGTGTCGGCGCGCATCGTATTCCAGCGCGGCCACGATCTTGTGCAGCTGCCCCGGCTCGCACCACTCCACGCGATCCACCGCAAACATGTGCTTGGCCATGCCGTGCACGTAGGCCCAGGGCCGGCCCGCCTCGGCCAGATAGGCTTCGATCTTGCGCAGCATGTCGGCCTTGTCGGGGCCGGATTTGCGTATATTGGGCTTCCGGGGGAAGCGCTTGACCTTGAACCCGCGCTCGCCCAGCTCCCGCAAGAACTCCTCGGCTTGCATGCGGCTGATGTCGCAGGTGCTGCTTTTGCCGTAACGCGCCGTCAGCATGTCTTCCTTGGTGGCCTTGTCGATCCCGAGCCGGCCGCAGGCGATGCCGATCAACTGGCGCTGTTTTTTGGTGCTGGGGGTCATTTCCGCTCTCCGCAAAGACCGTCCGCGGGCCAATGCCAGACCTTGAAGTACTCGTCGAAAAACGCCTCGCCGGGCCGCCCGATGAAATGCTCCTGGAACATATCGTCGAGCACCGCAAAGCCATCCTCGGCATGGTAGCGCAGGGCCAAATAAGGTCTTTGACTGGCCTGAAACACTGGCGGGGCGTCTTCAAAACCCTCCATCCAGCAGTCTTTCTTGCAGACAAACCATCCGACACGGTGGGCATGTGCCAGGCACTGCTCGCCCGCTTCCAACAAGCTGTGGTCGCTGCTGCCGCAGTACGGGCAGCGCCCGTTTATTGTTGTGCCGTTCAGCATTTTGCGATCTCCTTCGGCTGCTCATCAGGCCGCCCGCGCCACCGGACGACGATCCCGCCGCAGCGGGATTTCGCAATCATGCTTTCTCGGTTATCGTCTCCTGCCGGATCTCGTACCAGAAGGCGTCTTTTTCCACGCGCCGCGCGCCGACCAGCTCCAGCCGCTCATTGGGCCAGGTAGCCAGTTCTTCGCGGTTGACCTCTTCCTTGGTGCGCACGGCGCTGGCGAATTTCATATCCTTTAGCAGCCCGAGCACCATCTCCCAGGTGTGCCGGGTTTTTGGCTTGATCTGGCTCGACTTGCGGTATCCGATCGACCCGTGGTCCAGATCCTTGCTGCGCCGCTCGGCGAAAAGGGATTTTTTGTTGAACTCGGCATACGCCTGCAGGCCGCCCTCGATGGCCTTGATGCGGGCTTGCAGCGGCGCGGCGGCGGCTTCGCCTTCGGCTTTGACCTGGTCGATCGCCGCGTTCATGTTCAGCTCGATCTCTGAGATCTCGCGCTTGATGCCGGCAATCTCGGCCAGCGCCTCGTTGGCCTGGGCCAGATCGCTAATCGGCTTGATACTGTTCGGTTTGCTTCTCACGAATGGCTTCCTCCACTTTGTCTTTGATGATGTAGGCGGTTGCGGCCGACTTGACGCACTCGGCCAGCAGGTGGATGTTTTCGGCGCGGCTCGATGAAGGCTGTTTTGAAAAAGCGATCGCTTCGTCTTCAAGCAAAAACACCAACCTCATCAAGTGTTCCGGGTTAGCCATGGGATCCCCTTTTTGCGCATGAATGCTGAATTCCAAGTGCATCCATGCGGCTTTTGATCGAGCGCAGCCGCTCTATGGCAACCTCCTTGGCATGCCGGCTGTGGATATCTTGCACCTGTATTTCCACCAGGTCCATGGTCACCTGCGCCAGGTCGATGCGCAACAGATTTACTGATTTCTGATCTTCACTGCCGATTAATATTCCCATCTGAAAATCTCCTTTTACTGCCTGGCCGAGCAATCCCGGCAGGCCTGAAAAAGCCGCACCCGCTGTGGGCTTGTGGCGGCAAAAGGTTTTCGTTTCTCCGCGGCGCAGCGCTGAATGGATATCTCGCCCATCACCGGGCACAGCACCGTGCTGCTGCCGTAGACTTCTTCCACGCGCGCCAGCAGATTGTCCAGGCTGCCGCGGTACTTGCCGTGCATGGCCTGACTCACCGCCGAATCGCTGTATCCGGTCGCTCGCGCGACGGCGGCCTGGCCGTGGTCCACCACCGCTTTTTTAAGCAATGCCAATCGATTCATCGACTTCTTCCCAGATCTCGTTATTGCACGGCGCCCCCAGAGGGCGGCCGCACACGTCACAGCGCATCGGATATTGCGGCCCCGTGTCCTTGACCAGGCGCAGCCCGCGAAAAACGCCCGCTCGGCCACTGGTGTAGGCCCCGTGCTGCGCCACATACCCGTGGATCTCCAGCCGCTTGATGAACTTGCGCACATTGGTGCGCTTGGCCCCGGACGTGCGGCACAGGTCCGCGATCGTAAAGCGCCGCAAGATCCGCATGCTCTGCCAGATCTTGTTACGCAACGCCCCGGCGCGGGGCATCTGAGCTGTCATGCCTTTGGTGCCCGGCATCAAGAAGCCCTCCGTGCAAACCGTGGTTGATCGTAAAAAAGCGCCCGGTTGGCCCACGCCTTGCGCGTGACAGTCTCCAGGGCGTTTAAGCGGCCGAACTGCTCGATGCGCGCCAGGCCCGTGACCATGCGCCCGATGTTTTTGCGCGCCGCCTGGTGCACGTGGGCCATCAGATCGTCGGCCACTTTTACGTCACACAACGTGTCGGCCAGGGTGCGGGCATCCTCATCGTCGATCCCCGAAAACTCCACCCACTGCGTGATGCGCCGCGCGAACTTACCCTTGGCCTGCACCTTGCGCGCAAAGTCTTCCATGCCGATCAGCACCACCGGCGCGCCGGTCACATCGTAAATGTCGCGCATCACATCCAGCATATCGGGTGTGCGGAAAAGATAGTCCGCCTCGTCGATGAAAATCGGCCGCGGCCGTTCGGCCAAACGCTTGACCGCCGCCTCCACCATCGGCGCGCGCCGGCTGCCCGTGGCCAGTCCCAGCTCGACCATCAGCGCCGACAGCATGGACGTGGGCGTCCAGCACGTGTTGGCCCGCAAAAAAATGCCGTCCAGCGTGTTGCAGGCAAAAGCCACCGTCGTGGATTTGCCCTCGCCGGGCTCGCCCCACAAGATCGCCATGCCCTCCACACCCATGGGCCGGTCGTTTAACTCCCGCACCGCCGCCAGAAAGCGCCGCACGTTCTTGGTCATTGCCATTTCATCGCGCATCTGCTAACCTCCTTTTCACCATAGCGTTTTTTTCATCCGGACCGGTCGGGGCAGCTACCCTCGGCCGGTTCTTTTTGGGCCCCACGTTGTGCGCCGTGCCGATCATGACGCAGACGTGCCGGATTCGAGCGGCCTTGCCGAATTTGGCCGCCGCCGACAACCGTTCGAGGCTGCGATCCGGCTCGGGCATCGAGTCGGCCATGCGCTGCTGCCGCCATGCCTCGCCGCAAAGAACCTCCGCGCGCCGCAAGCCGTCCAGGACGATCCGTGCCGCCACCATCTTCAAGGTCTTTTCATCCATTGAGCGTCTCCTCTGTGCCCAGTTGTAAGTATTCGCAAGCGCCCGCATAAGCCGCCTCAAACCCTTGCCCCACGCGCTGGTACAGCGCCCGCCGGATATTCATGGGAAGCTGCTGCCAGCAGCCATAGCAAAAGGCCATGCCCGTTTGCTTGGCATGCCCGCAGCGGCACTGCCCGTTTTTCAATGCCGCCGTGCTCGCCAGGCGTGCCTTTTGTTCCGGGGATAAAACAGGTTTTGAAAGCATATTGATCCCTCCTCCGTTTGGTTTAATAGGTCTGCGCCCGCTCGCCGCCGGTTTCCAGCCACAGCTCATAGCGCTTCATCCAGGCCAGCTCGGCATCGGCAACGTCCACGCCCATGCGCAAATCGTCGCAGATCTGCTCGTATTTCTCCTGCTCGGTGGCCGGCAGCGGCCGGCTGTCGCGCCGCGCCTGGGCCATATCGATCAGCTCGGCCGCCGAGCGGTCCTGCTCGGCAGTAATGGCAACCGGGCACGGCCCGCGCCGCACGCGCTCGATATCGGCCACCGCGCGCGCCGCCTCTTCCATCGCCGGCGTGCTGTAGGTCTCGCTGCGCTTTGGAAATTCGCGCACATTGGCCCGCTGCCGTTCGCGGTATGACAAAATCTCTTCGCCGATGCGCTCGGTGGCCGCTTCCCTGGAAAGCCGCCGCAGCTGCTTGCTGCCCTCGCGCATGTACTCCTTCTGATACGCCTGGCCCTTGGCGGCGATCTCGGCCCGGTCGTGCCCGGTGCGCGCGGGATCCACCGCCCGGCACAAGAATTCTTTTGCCCCGTCCGGACGCATCAAAAACACATAGATGCCGCCGTAATCCAGCGCATCGAGCAGCACGAAAACCGTCTCTCCCACATGCGGCCCCAGCTCCGCCGCGATGAACGTGCCGCCCTGCACCTTGATGCCGTCCTTGCCGATCAGGCGCGTGCCCTCCCTGTCCGGCGCCGGGCTCAGCAGGATGTCCAGGGTGCGCTCATCGGCGATGCGCCGCACCGGCGCCGTCCAGTTCAGCGCCATTTGCGTCGGCGTTGTGCCCAGGTTGGCATGCACGTTGTGGTGGTACACCGCATCGCACCAGCGATCGCAGATGCTTTGCAGCTGCGCGGCGCTCATCTTGATCTCCACCGGATCTTGCCCCTGGCCCATGATGCGCTGGGCAAAGCTGCGCCGGTCCTCGATCTGCTTGCGCTCGGCCACGCTGTGGCCGATGTAGCCCGGCAAAAGCTCGAATATGCTGTGCAGCAGCGTCTTGAATAAACGCTCGATGTGCGGCTTGTCCTCCGGGTGAAATGGCCGGCACAGGACCTGCTCGATCTCCAATGATTCGAACACCCGCACCATGTGCGCCGACACATAGTCTGAGCCGTTGTCGGTCTTGGCGATCTCGGGCACGCCCCAGTCCAGGATCGCGCGCCGCGTCAGCGCCGCCACCGCCGACGACCTCGATGTCGGGGTCACGTGCAGCTTGGCCCGCCGGCTATACACATCGATTACGCCGATCAGGCAGTGGCGTCCGTCGGTCAGCATGATATCGCCCGGCGTGGAGTCGAATTCCCACACCTGGTTGAGTCGCTCGACCTGTTCGGCCGCTTGGCCCATCGCGATCATGCGCTGGTTGCGCCACTGATCGAAGCTGGTCAGATAAAGAATCAAGCCCTTGTTTTCGGCACGCCATTTTTCCGTGAAGCGGCGCAGGGCGCTCTGGCTGGGGATGGCCTGGCCCTCGAAGCGCGCGCACAGCGCCTGGTGCACCGTCGGCAGCCCCAGGTGCGGCCGCTTGGCCAGCAGCCCCCTGATGAAATCTTGCATGTGCACGGCGATGCTCGTCTCGCGCGTGGCCACATACCCGCTGGCCAAAGCCGCCAGCCCGCCATCGGCAAAGGCGCGTTCCCAGCGGTGCAGCGTGGCCCACGACAGCGAAAGGGCGCCTTGTCGCGACCCCAGAGCCGGCGCGATCCACTCGGGCAATCGGATCGCGCCCGCCTGATACTCGCGGATAAAAAGCAGTGTGCCGCGTTTTTTGGGCAAGCGCGCCGCCGAGATAAAAGCATCCCGGGCACATAAAATCTCGCGCCGCGCCTGGGCCTCTTTTTGCCGCGCCGCGGGCAGGCGCTCGTAGGCCGCAAGGCCGGCTTCCTTGGCGTGGCGGCGCGCCTCTTGAGCCGCCTTTTCTTCGTCCGCAAGCTCCCGCGCGCGCGCCAAGCCCGCTTGCGCCGCCGCACTGGCCAGGGCCGGGCGGCTCCCGGACATCAACGCCGCGCGCACATCCTCGGGCAGCCCCGATACCATGTAAACGTAGCTTGACCCGCCCTTGCCGCGCCGGAAGATGCGCGGCCAGTCCCCTTTTTGAGCGCGCAGGTGCACCGCGCGCTCCGATATGTCCAGGCAGTTCGCCAGTTGCTTCGATGAGATCTGTGCCGGTATGCTCTGCTGCATGAGGATCGCCCCTGTAGGTCTACAGTTCTGCTTCGAGTGCTTCCAGGATGATGCGCACGTGCCGAATGACTTCGGATTGATCGGTGTGCTTGTAGTCGTTGGCCCGCTCGATGTTGATTTGGTCTAGAAAATGATTGAAGGCCCGCCGGAAGTCCTCACTGATTTTCGGGGACTGGTTCGACCGCTGCCGGGTCTTGACGACCGCCTTGCGCACGTTCTCCAGGTGCAGGTTGCGGGCGGTTTTCTTCAGATGAGCGGCCGTGATCTTGCCGTCCGGGGCGGTCTGGACGGCCTCGGTGACGATCGTGCGGATGGCCTCGGGATCATCCTTGAACTTTAAAAGGGCGCGCGCCTGGCTTTCGTTTTTGGGAATCCAGGCATTTTTGTCACCAATTGGTGACAAATTTTCCGAAATCTGCCGGATCTCTTCCACGACACCGGCGGCGTCTATGAGGCGATAGGCTTGCTGCCGTGCCATCTCCCACAATTCCTTGCAATACAGGGAAAAGGTCTTGTGCGTGTCCCGGTAGAGCTGTTTTTGCTGGATTTCCCTCAGCGCGCAGCCCACGGCATAAAATGCGCCGAAGTTATCGGTGATGACGTTTTCCAGTTCAGCCCTGCGCCGCCGCTCGTTGACCGAAAGCGGCTTGACGTCGTAGTATTCGGGCGGCGCGTCATCGAGGCCGTCGTATTCTTCCGGGTCGATCACCCGGCCCTGGAACAGGTCAGGCTGATCCTGTTGTTCTTGGTCCAATTGATCGCCTTCGATTGCTTCCGGATCCCTGGTCGTCTTTTTAAAAAGTGCATTTTCCCGCTTTGCCATCTGTTCATTCTCCTGTGCTATTGGTTCGAGGCTCATTGGCTGCTTCTCTATAAATTAAATGAAAAACTGATCTGTAAGCCGATTCCACC